GCAGCGTTTATCGCTGCGTCTATTTCTAGTCACGTGTGGGGAGTAATCCCCACTCGTGCATAAGACACAACTTTCCGTTGAGTTTTATAGGTAAAAATACCTTAAATATAGACAGTATGGTAACTGTCGAATTGCTTGCTTTATTGATTCCTTTTAGCTATCAGTGTTGCATGTCACCTCAGAGCTATTAGCAAATTAATGTTGTTTTCCTTTTGTGTAGCTCGATGACCGACACATTAGCAAATTTCAAGCATTTTAACCTGACACTATGAAAGAATAGAGACATCTGGAAAGACAGAAACAACCCTTTGGTGTCAATTTTAATAATGTGAAGGGGCTTACACCACCCCTAATGATCGTTACGTAACTTTGTAAAAATATATAAAATACATAAAAAATATAATATCATAAAATTAAACAAAGTCCTTACCACCTGTAGTGGTTGAAAACGGATTGTTAGTGAGAGCTTGGAATGGTATACACCGGTAATAATTTAACGATAATTGACCTTCTTAGTTAGTCCCTCCAATGTAACGGGCTCATTGACACTAATCTAAGACAATTTGGCGTTCTCTATCGTAGTAGAGAATATGATAAATGTAGTCCCTCGGTGAAACTGCATTGCCTTTGTTGTTATTTTGTTCCCATTCAGGAACTTTCAATTTTACTGATCACGTAAAAGTCGAGATTATCTTGGGCGTAACATTAGAACGTCCTATAGCCTGACTGGCCGAATAATACGTCATTTAAGAATCAGCTACAACTATAATATGACACGCTTTAATTCTTTCAACGCCAACGCCATCGCGATTTGTGAGTGTGATAATAACACTCGAAGAGAAGGTATGAGAGAATGCGTTTTTTGCGAAATGCACTCTCGTCTGCCACCTATTGTTCGTCGTGTTAGACGAGCATTGCCTCTCCGTGATATTGAAATCATGGAGAGGCCTGAAGGGGAAGACCCCGTGCTTTACACTTTTCAAGCACGAACCCTGCGACAAGTTTTTGTTAGATTACAAGAAACACGTCCTTTCCAATTCGTTTATTTATATTGGAATTGGCAATTATTGGATCCTTTTCGAAGCTTCCGATCTTATGGGATGGGTAACAAAATACAAATTATAATGGAACTTGTCGATTGTTCTGGCGTTCATCCTAGACCACCATCTTCATCTGATGAAGAAACATCTGGTAGTGATACTGATTCAAACTCTGATTTGGAACGTGTCGTACCACTCAATCCTCGATTACAATCGGGTAAATCCTTTGAGAATATTTTGACTGAAGTTGAGGAGTATGAACCCTTTGTCAAGTTGGTTGAAGACATTTGTTGTCTAGTATACCAACTCAAAAACTGTAGAAGTGTACGTGAAGGCTCAGTAGCTGTTGGTTGTTTTATTCGATCAACAACTGGTAGAGCTAACGTTTATTTTTATAAAGATGTATGTCAGAAGTTCATTCTTGATTTTAAAACGGCATTTAGTCTTCAGAGTGATGGCCATTGGACCAACACCTTATCCGATATGTACGATAATTATTCACGTTGTAAGGATTCTGAACTTAGTAAGCGTCTCAAGGTATTTTTCAATCATCTCATTATGCATTGTGTTTATCACAAGCTTAATATTGAGGTTGATCCGGAAATCTTTGATAAGCTTGAAAAGAACAAAATTCGTCCAAATTTGATTAATTGTTTAAGTTTCCTTGATGCTGTAGCTAGTTTATTTGTGTTTCTTTTGAAACAAGGTAGACAAGTTATGTTGACAGGAGATATTGATCACTTTTTCATAGATAGTGATAGTTTGAGTACTTGGTCTTTACGTGCTAAGAAACTCAAAGCCAATTCAGAGTTTTTAAATAATCCCTCTGCTATTGGTTTGGATGTACATACCTACCTTGAGGAATTACGACAAACTATTATGGAGGGGAAAAATTTGTGTAAGTTTATGCAGATTAAATCCCCTGAGGGTAGGTTTTTCTTTGGCATTCAACAAGAATTGGAGTCAGTTCAAAACCGTTATTTAACAGTTACTGCTGCCCAGTCTGTTCGTAAAGCACCTTTAGGTGTGATTCTTTATGGCGAATCTAGGATTGGTAAATCAAGCGTTATGGTAGCTCTGGCTGACTTCGATGCTCGTCGTCGCGGTAGGAACCCTGACCCAACTTATCGATTCACTATTACTGCTGAAGCCGATTATATGACCGGCTTTAGGTCGAACATGCACACCATCTTTATTGATGATGCCGCCATTCACAATCCTTCCAAAATTCAGGGAATTGACCCAACTATTGGAAATATAATGCGTATCATTAATAATATACCATGGTGTCCTCCTCAGGCATCTCTAGAAGATAAAGGAAGAACACCAATGTTGAATGATTTGACAATTGTTTCTTCCAATGTTAAAGACTTGAATATACCAATTTATTACAGAGCATCCTACGCTGCAATGCGTCGGTTGCCTTACCGGATTGAACCTAAGGTTAAGCCTCAGTATGCTGGCGAAGATGGTATCTCTTTGGATAGTAAGAAGTGTCCTCCAGAAAATGGATGTTATCCTGATTTGTGGACATTTCATGTTTCCAAAGCTGTGAGAAAGGGCAATATGACTGGAGATTATGAATCTCACATCTTTTTCCCGAATATGGCAGAGCTTTTGCAATGGTTTGGAAAGATTAGTGATGAGCATGCTTTGGAACAAGAACGTTGGCTCAAAAGCAACAAGGCGTATGATATTAAATTGTGTGATGATTGTAAAAACCCACAACAAATGTGTTTATGTGATCATTCACAATTACAAACATATCGTGTTATTGATGGTGAGCCAATTTTCGTTCACCCAAATGATGAAAATATACCTCAAGCGGAGACGGGTGAGAGCAAATTTCTCGAAGATTTTTTGTTGCGTAATGGCAATTTAGACCTTTTTCGTGAAGTTGTCTCTAAGAACAAACCATGGAGAGATGGAAACTTTGAAACTACCAATACACGCTTGTATTCACCCCAGTTATCTTATGTCTTTTGTGAAAAATTATCTGGGAGAACGGAACAGATTTACATCAATTATTATGCTTATGAAGAGTTACCTGTTTTGTTAGCTAAAGGATGGAGTGATGGAGACATCCTTCATGATTTTTACAATTTTGCAGTGTATACTAAAGAGCATACTGATATTGGTGATCTCCTTAATGTTTCACAAGTTTTTGTTGAGAAAAATATCACAGAGCCTTCTGGTAGTGTGGTTGGTGGTTTTATGGATGCTATCTTTAAATTCTTTGTCTCTTTGTATTTCTACAGCGAGATCTTTAGAGGTGTTACTCGATATTGTTCGAAGTATGAGTTCATCCGTAAAATTTCTATGCGATTTTTGAGGCCATGTCTTATGCGCACTGAGAATCAAAAATATTTTGTTAGGAAGTTAGGGCAAACCGTTGATGATAAATTAGGTGGCAACACCGTATTTGTTAAATGCGCACTTGCCTTTTTCAGCCTTAGTTCAGTCGCACTTGTGGCGTATGGTTTTTGGCAAAGATTTAAACCTCAACCAACTGTAGAACCTGAAGTCAATGATGACGATGTTTCGTCATTTTGTGAATCAAGTTGGTATGACAAAAGTGAGACTGATGAAACGCCTGAACCATGTTCGCAACATGTTCAAGCACTTCGTGATTTTGGTTCCTTCCCAAAGAAAGCACCTGAAGACGATAAAGTTAATATGTGGTCTGTTGAAGATCGTTCAATAACCACTGTTGACTTTGTGCCTGATTTGTGTAGAGATCTTGTTGGTTTCGAGAAAAAGTTGTGTAGAAACTCCTTATTGTTTGAAACCTATGAGCCTTTATCAGATGGCGCTTGGAAATACACTGGTATTCTGACCATTCTTTCTAATGAACACTTTTTAACTAATTCACATTCTATTCCTAAGGGGATTGATTGCAAGTTTGTAGTGTATTTGGGGAGGAATCATTTGGTGTCACCCAAGATTGAGTTTGTCGTAAAACAGTCTCAAATTTTGCGTATACCAGATCGAGATATTGCGATAGTTAAAACACGTAATTTTCCAGCATTGTTCAATGACATTTCACGCAATTTTGTTAAATGTTCATATAACGGTGTTTATGATGGCTTTTATCTGATTAAGAAACATGATGGTTCTGTTAAAAAACTTGATGTTTTGAATATTAAAAAAGTTCATCTCACCAGAACAATTGAAGGTTTTCACTTTGATATGGAGGCTTTTAGGGGTGTCGTTAAAACTCCAACAGTTGTTGGAGATTGTGGTGCACCTTTGATCGCATTAACAGGTTATGGACCAGTTGTTGTTGGTTTCCATGCCATTCTCGATGAACCTGATGTTATTTATGCAGCAAAATTTTCCTATGAAGATTTTCAACACTTCGCTTGCGAAATGAAAGTACAAGTTGGAAAAATCCCAATTGGGGATGTTGTTGTGTATAAAGCACCAAAATCTTACATAGATTTTCACGAAACAGGCAATTTGATGTATCATGGGGAATTGAAAGTTTTTCGTTCAAGACCACATCATAATGTTGTTAATTCAGAACTTGCATCACAAGTTTTTGGATCAACACTGAATGGTCAACTCTTGGAAGAGCGATTATTCCCACCTGTCATGGACTCTTGGCGAGCTCAACAAGCGGGTCTCAAAGAATTCTTGCAACCTGTCAAAGATATGGATGAGGAACTTCTTCAAGAAATTGCGGATGTTTGGGTTGAACACATTCTAACCAGCTTGTCAGATGGTGAGTTATCACTAATAGAACCATGTTGTTTGGATGTTGCCGTTAATGGTGTTCCAGGCATGGCATATGTTGATTCAATCAAGAAGAGTACCAGCATGGGTTTTCCTTATTTCAAAACAAAGAAAGCTTTTTTGGTGCCTCTTTTTGATGATAGATGGCCAGATGGAGTACAATTTACACCTGATGTTGAGAATAAAATTGCTGAATGGATGGACATTTTGAGAGCTGGTATCCGATTGCATGCTGTATTTGGTGCTAACTTGAAAGATGAAGCGGTTTCCTTAAAGAAGCTTAAAGCTTGTAAAACACGTATTTTCTTTAGTTGTCCTGCTGAATTGCTAGTTATAGTGCGTATGTTTTACCTTGGTTTTGCTCGCGTTGTTCAACGAAATCGTGACACCTTTTGGGTGGCCATTGGATTGAACACCACATCACCAGAGTGGGACGAGTTATTTCATATTTTAGCCAAATTTGGCATTGATACCACTATAGCTGGAGATCACGTTTTTTATGACAAGAAAGTTAAAATGCTTGTTATGTATTACGTGATGGACGCTATTAATCGTGTGTGTTTTGCATCTGGAAACTTCTCTGATGAAATGAAGTTGATGATGGAAGTGTTGAAGTATGAGCTGATGAACCCTTCAGTGGATTTCTTCGGAATGTTAATCACTTTTCTTGGTGGTGAGGTTTCTGGACATCAGCTTACTACGATTTTTAATTGCATACTCAATATTTTCTATTTGATGTATGCTTATAAAAAAGCTGGATATTGTCTTAAAACTTTCTTTGAGAAAGTGATTGGGGTCATTCTTGGTGATGACCATGTTTTATGTGTTAGCCCAGATAGACCTTTATATCATCACACTCATATCAAGAATGTGCTTGAAGGTTTAGGATTAGGCTACACCATGGCCGACAAGGACTCTGAGTCGCGCCCCTATATATCATTATATGAAGCGCCTTTCTTGAAAAGAACGTTTCATTATGATGTGAAACTTGGAGTTCATGTTGGTCGTTTAGAGTTCAACTCAATTGTTAAGATGCTCACAACTCAGGTGAGATCCAAAACAATAATGTTGTCAAGACAACTGGCGCAAGCTATTTGTTCCGCAACAAGTGAGATGTTCTTTTACGGAGAGGACACTTTCAACGAGTTTGTTGGTTATGTTAACAAGCTTGAAAAGAGTGATTCACTTCTCCAACAAATGTTGGAATTTCCAATTTTGAGCTTTGATCAATATAAGCATAGATTTTGGAATTCCACGAAAAAGGCCTATGACACAGGTCTTCAAAGCCAAAAGAGTCGCCTTTTTGGTAGTTACTGCACAGAACAAAGTTCAGTCCTCAAACGTTTTGTGAGAATGGATCAAGAAGGATATCATGCTAGGGCGTTCCCCAAAATCTGTTTTCACAGAAGTATGGAGCTTGATACAACAATGGATTGTAAGGCTAGGGGTAATAAGTCACCCCCCTGGCACGAAAATAACGGACTTAGCAAGACCAATGAACAATTAAATGCGATACCATCCGAAATCCCTGAGACTGTGGGATCGGAGAGCAGTACCAGTCAACAAACCCAATTTGTGAATGAAACTATGGCAGAATCTATTCATTTAGGTGTTGAACACGACAAGACAGCATCCAGTTTAATTACTAATGCTCATCTTGCTGAATTTATGTCGCGCCCAACTAAGATTTTTTCTACAACATGGACAGAAAATGCTCCCCCAGGGAACATCACTTCTTTCCGCCCATGGAACTTATTCTTTAATAATGTCAACATTCGTAATAAACTTGAAGGTTTTGGTTTTATTAGGTGCAAATTGCATCTTAAATTCACAATCAATGCCAGTCAATTTTATTATGGTAGTATTGGAGCTTTTTATACTCCATTGTGGCAATATATTCAACCAACAACAGGACCTAGTTTAGGCTATGCTCCTGGTACCCAGGTTTTACAATCACAAAAGCCTCATGTTTGGTTAGACCCACAAACTACATCAACAGCCGTGATGGAGCTTCCTTTCTTGTATTGGAAACACTTTCTTGATACGACTGTTTTAGATAATGTTGAACGTTTTGGTAATATAGAATTAACCCAATATGCTGCTTTGCGGTCCGCCAATGGTGTAACAACCACTGGTGTTAGCATAGTTGTATATGCATGGGCAACAGACATTGATATGACTGGCTTAACTTCCAAAGCTGTTTTGCAAGCAAAACGTGAGTATGTGGGTAATGGCCAGATTTCAGGTCCAGCATCTACTGTAGCAAATGTTGCTAAACAAATGACCAATATACCTGTTATAGGTCAGTTTGCGAAAGCAACAGAGATGGCAGCAGGTGCAGTTGGTAGTATAGCGTCCATGTTTGGTTTCACTAATGTGCCAAATGTGCGTGATGTTGAACCAATGAAGTCTGTTAGTTTTCATACACTGGCTTCATGTGAGATATCAGAACCCATCAATAAGCTTAGTTTGCAACCAAAACAAGAGATATCTATTGACAGTTCTTATGCAGGAGATCCTATGAGTGATCAACTACATATAACGAATTTTTGTCAAAAAGAGAGTTTCTTGTGCGGTTCGCTTTGGACTACTGCAAATGTTGAAGACACTGTATTATTCACTTCTTTTGTGACACCACAATTATATGAAAGAAGTTCTGGAACTAATTATCATGTTTATAGTGTTCCAATGAGTTACGTGTCTCACATGTTTAATCACTGGCGCGGCGATCTTATTTTCCGTTTTAAGGTTATTAAGACGCAGTACCATAGAGGACGTCTGAGCATCAGTTGGGATCCCTTACAATCAAATATGGCAAACATGCCAAATTCTGGTAACCCTCGTGTTCAAAATATTATTTTTGATCTTGAGGATACTGATACTATTGAGATTAGGGTTCCATACATGCAAGACGTTGCTTTCACACGCTTACGTGATGGATCAGGTGGTGTCAATGGACCATGGTGGAGTAATGGTCCTGCACCAACTCTTGACGATCCATTACGAAGATGTAATGGTACTATTCAAATGCGTGTTGTGAATAGACTCACAGCCCCAGAAGCTTCATCTGATGTGGATATTCTGGTATTCGTTAGAGCAGCAGACAATATTGAGTTTGCCAGTCCTGCGGACACTAGGAATAAGACACATATGATTCTACAATCTAAGAAGGAATTTGTTATGGGTAAGGAATCTGTTTCCGACCCTCATACGTATAGTGAGAATTATGGTGAAAAGATTGTATCTATTCGCCAGCTCTTACATCGTCAAAGCAAAACCTCTTCACAATTTATCCCAAGAACAACAACTTGGGATGGTGCTACTTTGTATGCAACATTTCCCTTTCAGAGAACCCCTAAACCTTATGGTTATAGTCTCTATGGGAGTGAAACTGCAAATGGTACCATAACACCGGCCAGCACATATCCGTTTAATTATGTGCGTGTCCATCCTATTACTTGGTTTCAACAATGTTTTATTGGAACAAAAGGTAGTACGAATTGGACTTTTAATATTGTTAACAACGATGGCAAAGCCTCACGAGCGGTCGCTAGTGTAGGGGTTTGCCGACTTGTTGAACCGTCAAGTAATAAAGCCTTTTTTACTGCGATTCCTAACACTCTTAGTACGAGCCAGCTTATGCGTGAGCATAATGTTGGATCTGGCTTAGAGCGCCAAGGAGCTCAGGGAATGGCTTTGACAAATCAGTTTACTCAAGCAGGGTTATCTGTGAATTTACCTTATTACAGTCGTTTTAAGTTTCAAGTCAATAACAGTCCTTTTTGTTATGCCACCGACTTCGATGTTGGTGACGACAAAAGGTTTGATTGGTATGAACTGACGATTAAGAGAGGTGTCACTCCTGCAACGAATGACGCTGATGTCATAGTTGACACATATGTCGGCACTGGGCCCGACTTTGATTTTGTGTTCTTTTTGAACTGCCCAGTTTGGACTTTCCTCCCACCGCCTACGGCGAGTGGCTCTGGATAGTTTGTCATGATACAGCCGTGACGACACACATTGTGTGTTCACAGTGCGAAAGTAGCATTTTGTAGATTATATCTAGTTTTTAAGTGCGTTTTTCGCACGGAGTTTTTATAGTTGTGGCCGACCTCGGGGTTTTCTGAGAAAATTCGGCATCTGCCGAATCTGTTTTCGATCATTTGCATCCCATGGTAAATTGCCGGGAGTGGTAAAATCAAGCTGGTAGGTTGAGTTTTTGGCACGGGCAGCTGGTTACTGGTCGCTGGCTGCTGATAAATTTATTGC